TAGAATGGGCAGACTTAATATTAGATCGACCCGGTGAAATCTTTGATGTTATCCAACATTTTGTGGGATTATCTGGTGATCGTGCTCAATTTGAACAAGCAGTCATGGCCTATCGAGAACGAAATCAAGATTTAATTAAGGAAGCACATGAGATATAAAAAACTGTACACCGTGTCTGACGGCTATGGCTGTAATCACATTTACCCTATGTGGCCAGAACTACTGGCTCGGGTAATAAACACCGAGTGGGTCAACTTATCAACCATGGGTTCTGGAAATGAACTTATTGCCACGCAGGTGATAGACGCCTTAGAAAAAGAACCAAATCCACAAGATACCTTATGGGTAATACAATGGACCAACTGTACACGATTAGATCTACAAGTGAATCTTGATAATCAAGAATTAATAGATGACATAAAAACAGATAAGGTGTACTGTAGAAACTTTACCACCACCAGGAAAAACAAAACTTTTTGGGCCAGTAGTGCCAGTGAACTAGCGTGGGTTCAAACACATAATGATTTACTACTTGAGGAACAGCATCAGACTCGTGGTAAAATGGCTCAATTGGCCACAACTTATGCGCTGGAACACTATAGTGCCAAATACAAATATATGTTCAGTTATGATTCATCTTGGAGTAAAAATAACTTGGTAAATCCCTCTAAATACATTTGGGAGCCTATGTCTACTTTTAGATACGGCAGTCAGTTCAATGAGTTGGATGTGGGCGAAGTACAACCAGTGAGCAGCGTACATTTAGAATTCTTAGATCGCTACCTACTGCCCGAGTTGGAATACGACCGACGCCGCTATGAGCAAATACTTGAAGAAACACTCACAGCGGATCGAGTTCGTAAAGCCGTTAGAGGCTAGCTGTAAAGGTCTAGCACAGCATCAATAATCTTATGCCGCTGTATGTCGCGATTATCTAAATCGCAAACAGCTATACCTTTTACACCCCCTTCCTTCAATCTTTGGCATAAATCTGCCAGGCCATTGTTAGCCTTGTTACGGTCAGTTTGTTCCACGTCACCAGTGATGACGATTTTACTATTTTCCCCGATACGGGTCATTAGCATTTTACATTGTGCTGGTGTAGCATTTTGCATTTCGTCAGCAATAATGTAGGCGTTTTTGAATGTCCGGCCACGCATAAAAGCCAATGGCGCAATTTCAATTTTCTGCTCGTCGATCATAGCAGCAATGTCTTGCTGACGATAATACTCTCGCAGTATGTCTGTTAGCGGGCGAACCCACGGATCCATCTTTTGGTTTAAATCGCCTGGTAAGAAGCCATGCTTCTCATCATCTACACCCACCGCTGGGCGTGTTAATACTATGCGGTCTACTTCTCCTGCTCTAAATGCTTGTACGGCAGCCAACATTGCTAGATAAGTTTTACCTGTTCCTGCTGGTCCTGCTGTAACTACAATATGCTGACTACTATCTTGCAAAGCCAATACCAAGCGTTCCTGATTCCTTGTACGTGGTACAATATCAATGGGCCGCTGTTTTACTGGTTTTGCTGTTTCAAAGCGTATTGTGTTTTCTTGATTTGTCATTTGACGTTTTTGAGTCTTACTAACTGCTTTATGTCTACTCATTAATACTCCGTGTAGTGGGTTAGTTACTTCCAACAGCACCGTGCTGTCAAGAGTATTTACAGGGTTAAAAATAAAGTTTTATGGGCGGTAATTTATTGTTTTAACCAGCTAAGTAAAGAGCTGTGTCAATAATACCCTAAAAATCAAAATAACCCTATCGCGCTAATATGGCTAAATACTTGACCATGGCAAAAGACTTCGATAAAGAACTGTTTAAAGATCATTCTGATTACTGGCAGATTAGTGACAACATCAAAAACATCTACATGAGTGAGGGATCACTTTTAACTCTGCTTGATTTTGAGCGGGTCTTAGACCAGCTTGATGTTTATGCATTTAAAAATTGGGACATTGGTGAATTAGTCCAAGGTCCTACTATTTCTAAATACAAAGTCAGTTGCATTTTTATGTGGCCAGAATACCTAATGCCAGATCCTCGCGGCGGCACTCGTTTATTGCCGTTTGATTGTGAAGTTAAATTCAAACGCACAAATATGAAAATCCCAATGAAAATTGAAGATCCATCTGATTATATTCCGGGTACTAAAAAAGCTCGCATTGTTGAAAAGAAGATTTGGTTGGTTGAAATTTCTATGCCCAAGAGCTTGATGAGCGACATTCGTACAGGCAGTATTGATTTAGAAGATCAAGAAGTTGATCTAAGCGATTTAGATGCGGCCTATGATGATAGCCATACTGAATCATCAGCAGCTCCAGGAGCCAATGCTCTTACTGATCCGGCCACCAATGCCGCGCCAGCACCAGAACAAGAGTTAGGAATGTAATATGCTTGTATTTGAAACCTTACAATACAAAGATCTAGAAGGATTGCTCAAACCAGAAATTCACGTGGATGAATTTACCAGCAAAATGGGCGAGGATGATGATATCATTGTAGTGAGCTTTTTTGTTCGTGATGGACAGGCAGCCAAGGATCTAATGAACTGGTTTGAAAAAGGTTATGATTTTGTGGTTGATGCTGACAAAAGTCCGGGTGAAATAAAACCCAATCGTTTTTTAGTCTATGTTGAAATTCGCCGCCGTAGCACAGCCGGAGCACACGTTCAACAGTTGTTAGAAGATTTAAACACCTTAACAGAGTTTGAGCCACAAGATTGGACCATGATTTACGAAGGCAAACAAGTGCCCTTTACACAAGAGGAATTTGAGCGATTGGTACCGCTATCGCCAAAAGCATACCGCGAGACACACGACGAAGCAATGAATGAAATGCGTGTGGCCGCTGGTTTACCTACCAAGGTAATTTACGAAGAAGACGATGCTATCAAGGCATTACAATCAGCCGCAGGGATAAGATAAAATGAGATTTGAAGAAATATTGAGAGCATTGGCCGACACAATCGAACAGCATGGCACCGGACAAGACACCCAGGCACAGCCAGCCGCAGTTGTGGTAGAACCTGAGGCCGCTGGCCAAGTAGACAATCCTAGCGGCGAAGCTGAACAGCCCAATGGCCTTATGATTCCACCGCTGCAGCTAAAAATTGAACTGCTCAAGCGAGCAGTAGATGTTGACAATGTGTATGATCATACAGCTGAATTAGATGCTTATGATGCTGAACAAGAAATTCCAGATACTCCAATCAAAGAGGATGAAATTGTTGCCCTGCGTAGAGCCGCTGGTCTTAATCCAGCAGTGATACAAGAACTCACTAACGACGAACCGTTGGATGACTAAGGAGAAGCCTTATGTCTGCCAATATTCCAAATGATCCAGTAGCAATACAAAGATTCTTTACCAGTAGAGATAACAATGCCAACTCGGCCAGTTATGTAGGACAAGAACAGCGCCTTTGGTATGATCCTATAACTAATGCTATCTATGTCAGTGATGGCACCACACCTGGCGGCATATTGGTCGGCGGTGGTGGATCAGGCAATGGCGTTCCTGGTGGGTTAGCAAACACAGTCCAGTTTAATGCTGGCAACGGCGTATTTGGCGGCTCCACTAACTTTACATTTGATGGCGCTAATGTCGCTGTAACTGGCAATGTCACAGGTAATTATTTCGTAGGTAACGGTGCTTTTTTAACCGGTATCAATGTATCAAGCAATACAATTTTTAATGGTACCAGCAATGTTGATATTGCCGGTGCCAACGCCAATGTTACAGTAAGCATAGATGGAACTAGTAATGTTGTTGTAGTAAATGCTACCGGGGTTGATATCGCTGGCAACGTTACAGTAACCAATACTGTAGATGCCAATTTAGTTGTGGCACAAAATGCCTTGTTTCTTAATGCCAACACAGTGACAGCAAATTACACAATCCCTCCAGGCTACAATGCTTTGAGCGCAGGACCAATAACAATTCCAGACGGAATAGTTGTTGACTCACTCGACGGCAACTGGGGTATAGTATGATAATAATAAATAATAACGTTAATAGGAAAAAGAAATGCCAATTAGTTTAAGCGGAACACAAGGAGTTAGTGCATCTGGTAATGTTGTTACCAATGGTGTAGTCAGTGCGACAGGTAATGTCACTGGCAATTATTTCATAGGTAATGGTAGCCAACTCACTGGCATTACTACTGGCAATGTAAATTTAACAGCAGTAACCACTAACGTTATTCCTGCTTCTAATGTGACATTGAGTTTGGGCAATAGCACTAATCAATGGAAAGACTTATGGGTTAGTAACAACACAATTTACTTGAACTCAATTCCTGTAAGTTTAACCGCAAACAACGATTTATTAGTTAACAACGTTCCTGTTGTGTTGAGTTCTAACACAGCTGCTCCACAAACAGCCAACATCGCTACCACTGCCAATATTATTGCTGGTAATGTTGTTGTGTCTAATGCTACTCCTGGCGCCGGGATCACCTTTGCTGACGGCACAGTTCAAACCACTGCCGCTGGTGCTAGTAACTATGGCAATGCTAATGTAGCAGATTACTTGACTACATACACAGGCAATCTTACTGCTGGTCAATTTTCAACCGCTGGTAACGTAGTTGCTGGCGGTAATGTAACTGCTAACTATTTTATTGGTAATGGATCATTATTATCAAATATCAATGCTGCTAATATTAATGGCGCATATGGTAATGCCAACGTTGAAGCATACTTACCATCTAGTAATACAATTATTGCTATCAATGCCAATGTTGCTAATACAAATAGCAATTTAGCTAACTTAACACTAGTTACAGCAAATAATACCAACAGCATTTCTCAGTTGCAGATCTCAACAACAGAAGGAGTCAACGCTCTTGCTAATACAAATGCAAATGTAGCTAATACAAATAGTAACGTAGCAAATTTAACAACAAGTTTAGCCAATACCAACGCCAACGTGGCCAACATTGCCAGTAATGTCACAACCTTACAAGGACAAGTGTATGCCAATGCCAACGTATCAGCATATCTTGGCAATGCCAACACCACTGGCACGATCTACGCTACAAACATAAATGTTAGCAACACAGTCACAGCTGCAACATTTATTGGTAACTTCCAAGGCAACATCTCAGGTAACTTAGTTGTTCCTGGTAGTAACACTTGGGTAATATATAACAATAATGGCAATGCTGGATCAGATATTGGCTTTACCTACAATGCCGCTACACAGACTGCTACTGTTGGCAATACAATATCTGCTGGCAATATTTTAACAGCTGGATTAGTAAGTGCTACTGGTAATGTAACTGGTAACTATTTTATTGGTAACGGATCACAGTTAACAGGACTTCCGGCCTCCTATGGTAATGCCAACGTAGAAGCTTACTTGCCAACAAGTAACATTATCATTGGCATCAATTCCAATGTAGCTAACACAAACGGCAATGTTGCCAATCTAGAAATCGCACAAGGCAATACCAACAGTAATGTATCAAATGTAGCTAGTAACGTTACTACTTTACAAGGACAAGTTTATACTAACGCTAATACACAATCATTCTTGGGCGCAGGCACCAATGCCATAATCAGTACCACTGGTAATATTACAACTACAGCCAATATCTCTGGTAACTTCTTTATTGGCAACGGTAGTCAGTTAACTAACTTACCAGTTCAAACTACCACCTGGGCTAACATTGCTAATATTACAGGTAATAATGGTCCAACTAGGATTGCCATTGGACAAGATGCTGCTTCAGTAAGCCAAGGTGTTGATGCTATTGCCATTGGACCA